ATATTCTTTATATTGTTTTTAAAGTAATTATATTAGTTTTTTATTTAGTTACTTTAATTTGAATATGCTACTCCAGCCATTCCACTCATTACACGAAGGACGTTGTAGTTGACTGCATAAACACGGACTTTGGCGGTGGCAGTTCCGGCAACGGCACCAGATGAAAGGACAAGTTGAAGAACTGCGTTATCAATTCTGGAGAAATTGCAGGACCCACTTGGTTGATGTTCTTCAGGTCTTAATGAAAAGGAATATACGTTGATACCGGCATCAGGTGCACGGGTGTGATGTTGGTAAGGTTGAACAACATCGAAGTATGATCCTTCACGTTCTGAGAAACGATCTTGTCCGTTAAGTTGTAGCTTAGCAGTTACAACTGGGTTTTCACCCCAACAGTGCATGTCAAGGGCAGTTTCGGCAAGGACGAATGTTCCAGCATCAGATAGAGCAGTAACGTTTCCACTTCCACCAAGAGGAGTGTTATCAGCTCCCCAATCACCTGCATTGGTTGCATCAGCAGCACCAGGCATTTGGAAAAGTCCAGAAGCGTTGATGAAAGCATTGGTACCTGATGTTTCAGCAGGTCCGCCAAAAGCATGGATAGCATTTGGAAGAGCATCAATTGCATCAGTGTAGTTGAATGGTTGAGCACCAAGAGTTCTGTATAGAGTTGATCCGGCTTCAAGGGATGAGCAGTAATCAACGTTGGCATCAGGTTGAACAACCCAGATTAATTCCTTGCAAGGATGGTTGAAGTTAAGTTTGATCTTGTTCGATGATGATCCTACCGATTCATCGCCCGTAAATTGGATCTGCTCGATAAGATACTCGTGAGGGTTTTGAGCCATTTTTCTACGCTCATCAGTGTCAAGGAAGATGTAGTCAACGTAAAGGGATGCAGCAACAAGAGATTGTTGGTATGCTTGTGTAACTGATTTTGTTCCTGATGTGGATGTAATATCACTTACAGCCCATAAGCATTCACCAATTGGTCTGAAATCAATGTTGATTTTAACTTCGTGGTACTGTACGAACCACTTACACCCCCCCTTTCGGGGTATTTATCAGCATTCTTAATTCATCAACAATTACATTAAGAATTACGCTGGGGACTAGACTATATCTTAAGTCTTCATTGAAGTTGATTAGACTTCTCAGACCCATAACCATTTAGTCGTTGAACCTTTCTCATATCCTTATCATAACGGACTTAGAGACTTGGCTGCGGATTATCTATTTCAGATGTATTACCATCTTCATAAGGGGCATTTTTACGATACCTGAGTTCTAATCTCAGCCACTGTAAACTTTCATTTACAGTTTCGTAGCCCATATTTTGTAGTGCACAAAATATTTTTTCTTCTTTAAGAACTTCCCGCAATTTGGATATGTTGCCCCTTGTTGTTTAACAACAAGAGACTAGCATCTGGGGTTGACAAAATTCATTGTCCCGAGACCACAACATTTTTTCCCTAAAGCATGGCTCGGATACTTTAGGATGGATACTTTTCTGCCCTACAGATTTTAAGGCAATTAATGGTAATGCAAGACCAGGGTTTCTGCAGAACCAGAATAGAAGAGGAACATAAAGAGTTGTTTCTGGAAGAGCATTGCGAGGAGCACAAACTTGTGAAACTCCACCAGCAGCAGAGCAAGGTCCTGAGATATCAGCGAAAGCTGGATCAGTGATGTATGTAAGTTGGGTGGTGTTACCAATCATCTTGAAATAACCACGTTGTTGTTCAGATGAAAGGGTAACTTGGTTCCAGATGTGCATCCAGTCACCATATTGACGGTCAATTCTTTGTCCACCAATTTCAACTTCGACTTGAGCAACAAGTTGTTCACCAATGTAATCTAACCAACGGGCATAGACATTGCCACCAGATGTGTTCTTCATGGATTGGTTGATTTCAGGAAGAGTGACTTGAAGGTATGTTCTGTATGCAAGATCACCATTTCTGGAGATTGTGCATGTAACACGACGACCGAAATCGGCTTGTCCTGAGAATGTTTGTTCAATGGATTCCATTGCGAAGTTTGTGTGTCTTCTGTATGATACTTTCCAGAATGTAATTTCTGGTGTTCCTGTAAGGAATACGTCTTGTGCGCCGTAGGCGACTAGTTGCATTAAAGCTCCACCCATATTGCTCGCTTTTATATATATTATGCAGAGAAAATAATTTCTATGGAAATTGCTAAATAAATTTTTAATTTGAAATTATATCAAAAATACCTACATAAAATTAAAATTAATTTTTTATAATTTTATATTTGATATATTGTAATAGTAGGAATAAATTATACACAAAAAATACTTTTTTATAAATATTTGTAGGTAGAAAAATAACTCAAAAATTTGGAAAATATATTTAGGCATTTATTGCACATTTACACATTACATTACTTATTCGAAATAAATACAATTCAGTAAAACACATAAAGGTAACATGATATTATATATGAACAATAAAATGGTAAATAAGTGTCTTACTGGATGTGGTAAATCTGCATATTTTAACATTCTAGGTGAAAAGAAAGGTAACTATTGCAGTAGTCATAAATTAGAAGGTATGATAAACGTACTTGATAAAACTTGTGAAAATGAAACTTGCAATGGAAAACGAGCAATATTTGGATTTCCAAATGAAAAACCCAAATATTGCAATTCGCATTATTTAGATGGAATGGTAAATTTGACAACTAAACGATGTAAAGGTACAAACGAAGCAAAATGTTATGTTACGCCTATTTACAATTATCCAAATGAAACAAAAGGAATATATTGTATTCACCATAAATTAGATGATATGGTCAATGTAACTGGAAAAAGATGCGAATATTCTAATTGTAAAGTAATTGCGCAATTTAATATTGAAGGTGAAAAATGCGGTAGATTTTGTTCAAAACATAAATTACACGGTATGATAGATATCAAGCATAATCGTTGCGAATTCGAAGATTGTAATATGTCACCTTCATATAAATTTGAAAATGATACACATTGTCGTTTTTGTTCAAAGCATAAATTAGAAGGAATGATTGACGGAAAACATAGAAAATGTATCGAAGAAGGATGTAATATAAGTCCATCGTATAATTATACTGATAATGAATTGCCAATTTACTGTTTTCAACATAAATTACACGGAATGATAAATTTAAAGAATGAATTGTGTCATGAAACAGGTTGTTTATTAAGACCTATGTTTAATTATAGTGGTGAAACAAAAGGAATATTTTGTTATTCACATAAAAAAGATAATATGGAAGATGTAGTCAATCGAAAATGTTTATCAGAATGGTGTAACACACAAGTTCGTTTGAATAAATACGAAGGATATTGTTTATTTTGTTATATTCATTTATTTCCAGATAAACCAGTAACAAAAAATTATAAAACAAAAGAAAAAAATGTAGTAGATTTTGTATTAAAACATTTTTCAAACTTTACTTGGATTACAGATAAAAAAATTCAAGATGGTTGTTCCAGACGAAGACCAGATTTATTATTAGACTTAGGTTATCAAGTTATTATTATAGAAATAGATGAAAATCAACATATAGATTATGATTGTAGTTGTGAAAACAAACGTTTAATGGAAATTTCACAAGATATTGGCTTTAGACCACTTGTAATTATTCGATTTAATCCAGATTCGTATGTTAATAATAATAATCAAGTCATTAAGTCATGTTGGAAAGCAAATAACCATGGCATTTTTATTGTAACGAAAGATAATAACACAGAATGGAATAATCGTCTTGAAATATTAAAAAATCAAATTGAATATTGGAGTAATAATGCTACAAATAAAACTATTGAAGTAATACATTTATTTTATGATAAGTTTGAGATATGATATTTTTTCATTTTGTTTATTGGTTATAGATGTAAAATGCAGTGACAGTATAATTTTTGTCACTTAAAAATTCACATAAGTAGGCTTATTAAATATACAAGGTAATAATTTAGGAGAACAATATTCGTTAAAATATATAAAAAATTATATCCTTATAATATATATAATATATAGTATGGATATACTAAAAGCATTCTCGTTGTGTGACGAACAATACCCAATAAATATTCAGGGAACTATTGAAAATCCACTTTTCCAAGCAAAACAAATCGGGGCATTACTAAAAATGTCAAATATTTTAACAACTATTACTAATTACGGTAACGATTTAAAGGTATATAAAGATTTTGTATCCCTTGGTGGAATTCAAAAAACAGTTTTTTTGACCGAAGCTGGATTATATAGATTACTAGCTCGTTCGAATAAACCGGTAGCAGAAAAATTTCAAGTATGGATGATACAAGTATTAAAAGAAATTCGTTTAACTGGAGAATACAAATTAAAACAACAATTAGAAATTGATTCGAAATTAATTTATGAAAAAGCAAAAAAAGAAATCCATAATAAAATAATATATTTATACCATAACAAAAATGTTGTTTATATTTGTAAACTCAAAGATGAAAATGATAATAATTTCATTATTAAGATAGGTTCAACACAAAATATTAAGGAAAGGATGGCAAATATATCAAATACTTATGGTGTTGTTCCAATATTATTAGATGTTTTTGAAACACAACATTATATTAAATTAGAAAAAATAATACATTCAAATGAAAGTGTAAAAAGTTTATATTATTCTATTACAAAATTAGATGGTATAATCGCACGAGAAACATTTATTGTAAATGAAGAACAATATAAAAATATAATAAATTTAATAAACCAAGAATTAACTATAATAAATAATAATGATATGAATAGTAAAGAAATGCTAGAACTCAAAATAAAATTAAATGAAACAGAAATTGAAAAATATGATAAAGAAATTAAATTAAATGAAAAAGAAATAGAAAAAATTCAAGAAGAAACTAAAAAATTTGAAAAGGAAACAATATTATTAGAAAAAATATCAGAATTAAAACAAACAATAGAAAACAATGAAAATACATCAACAAATGAAACCCAAGAATTACAAACCATTCCAGAAGAAATCAAATGCAATTTCGTAAAACGGCGATTTAATAGTCGTTCTCCAAAGGTCTTCCAATACAATAAAGACACATTAGAACTGATAAATATATATGATAGCGTTATTGATGTCATACGAAATATTGATGGGTCATCACATACTGGTTTAAGACAAGCATCAAGAGCGAATACAGTATATAAAAATTATCGTTGGGTTTTACAAGATAGAAATATAGTTGAAATACCTATACCATTACCAACTATAAAATCTGAAAATAAATCCATAGAATATATTGCGATGATTGATATAAAAAAAACAAAAATAATGGAAGTATTCGCATCTCAACGAGACGCTGCACAATCACGTAATTTAGCAGGATTTTCGACAATTTCACGTGCAATTAAAAATAGTTCTATATCATCCGGACATTACTGGAATTTTTTTGATAAATGTTCTCAAGAAATGCAAGACGAATTTTTATCAAAGAATTCATTGCCAGATAAACATATAAAGACAAACAGCAAATATGTTATACAAATTGACCCAATTACCAATAAAGAAATCCAAAAATTCGGGTCGATTACAGATGTAACATTAAAATTTCAAATGTCACATATTACATTGAATAAAGTATCTATAAGCAACGAAATACATAAAGGGTACAAATGGAAAATTATAACAGCATAATAAAAATATGATTTTACGATAATCATATTTTCTATAGTAGTGTGTTCGGCGTAAATTATTCATTATTTATGCCTTCCAACCCTTGAATAATAAATTTTTCTAAATAATCTTCTTGAAAAATTTCACAACGGTTCTCGTGTTTCTTTGTAAAAATATAAGAATTGTTTCGTTTTTTAATTGTCCAACCTTGGTCTAATACATTGGATAAAAACAATAATTTTTGAAATTCTTTTCGTTCCATTTTTATATTTTTGGGTAATTCAAATGGAATATTATGAATAGGTATTTCTTTATTGGACATTTCGTATATATTAGAATTATATACGAAAATAATGATTTTTACGACTTTACATATATTTGTATATAAAAATTATATAAACACTGTGCTATAAATTTTATATAATTTCGAAAAAATATGAATCAATCTATACCAAAAAAACCACCACCTAAACAGTCCAATACAATAGATGAAAAACATACTGAAATGTTAAATCAATTCTATGAAAACGAAACAATTTTAATACCTAAATTACAACAAGAGAAAGAACGTTTAAAGTCATTAATACCAAATTTGAAAGAGCATGAAATCGATAATTATATGGATATTCGTGATAAAATTCAAGAAATCAATATACAAATTAAAGAATTGAAACAACAAAAAAAGCGTTATTTATTGGATAACTCCAAATATATTTTCAATTATTTTGAAGAAAAAAAGAAAATTTCGTCTGGTGATAATAATCAAAATGTAAAAGTTCTCAATTCCTTCTTTAAAATAAAGGCAAATAATGACGACTCATGTAATTTAAATAGTGATAAATACAATCAATCCAAGAAAATGTATCAAAATTATTGGCGTAATGTAAATAATGAAATCATCAATATTCAAGATTTTGTAGTACAATCGGACATTTGTGAACAATGTCATAAAGGCGAATTAATTCCACAAGATGAAGAAGGCATTTTAATATGTAATAATAACGAATGTGGTAAATTCATTACTTATATTATTGATAGTTCAAAACCTACAAACAAAGAACCACCCAATGAAGTATCTTATACTGCTTATATCCGATTGAACCATTTTAAAGAAATATTATCACAATTTCAAGCAAAAGAAACTACTCAAATACCAGACGAAGTAATTGAAGCCATTCGTGCAAGAATTAAAAAAGAGCGTATTAAAGATATGTCTCTTATTAATTATGATAAAATGCGTGAAATTTTGCGAAAATTAGGATATAATAAATATTTTGAACATATACAATATATAAATTCTATATTTGGAATTAAACCGCCTATAATGAATGAAGAGTTGCATGAAACGTTATGTGTATTGTTTATTGAAATACAAAAACCATGGGCAACCCATTGTCCTGCAAACCGAACGAATTTCTTTAATTATACTTATACATTGCACCAATTATGTGTATTATTAGACCAAACTCAATATTTACCATATATTCCTATGATGAAAGATCGTGAAAAACAATTAGAACAAGATATGATATGGAAAAAAGTATGTAAAGATTTAGATTGGGTATTTTTTCCAAGTGTTTAAATCTCAAATATTTCAAATGGCATGCATATAAATGCGTAAAATATTACTTAAATATTCCTTATTCTATTATATAATGTGTGGTGTAATCGGAATAATAAATAAAACCGAACCAGTTTGTACAAATATTATTTATGGACTAAATATGTTACAACACAGGGGAAGCGATTCGACAGGAATAATGACATTGCATAATAATACATTTTATTCACACAAACAATTAGGAAAAGTAAATGATGTTTACAATACCGAAAATACAAAATATTTACAAGGAAATATCGGTATTGGTCATGTAAGATATTGCACAATGGGACAAATTAGCGTAGAACAAGCACATCCCTTATATACAAATACACCTTATGGTATAGCTTTGGTTCATAATGGCAATTTAACAAACACACATGAATTGTTGAAAATAGTAGAAAAAGAATATAGACATATCAATAGTTCTTCCGATTCGGAAATTTTATTGAATTTATTTGCAGGATTATTACCCAAAAAAGACATTATTGATAATAACGATATATTCAATGTAGTAGAAAACATAATGGAATTATGTAAAGGTAGTTTTTCAGTTATTATTATGATGAACAAAGTAGGATTAGTAACATTTCGTGATAAAAATGGTATCCGTCCCTTATGTTATTCTAATTCCAATGAGAACTACATAATATCATCTGAAAGTTCGGCAATAGATGCAATATGTAATAATAATACTATAATAGATGTTCTTCCAGGAGAATGCGTAATAATTCGGGAAGGAAATATGGAAAAACAAATAGTTGCAAAAGACCCTATATTAAAACCATGTATTTTTGAATATATATATTTTGCAAGACCAGACACTACAATGAATAATATTTTGGTATATGATGCAAGAATAAAAATGGGAGAAGCACTTGCAAAAAAAATAATGCGTCAATATGCTAATGAATTAAACAATATAGATGTAGTAATGCCAGTTCCTGAAACTTCACGAATATATGGTTTGATTATTTCACAAATATTAAAAAAACCATATTTTGAAGGATTTATAAAAAACCATTATATTTCTCGTACATTTATCATGCCAAATCAAGAAACACGAGTAAATAATATCAAAATGAAATTGAATACAATAAAAAAAGAGTTTGATGGAAAAAATATATTGATCATCGACGATTCCATTGTGCGTGGGAACACATCATTACAATTGATAAAAATGGCAAAAGAAGCAGGTGTTAAAAAAATATATTTTGGTAGTATTGCACCACCTATTCGTTATCCAAATAAATATGGTATTGATATTCAAAAAAGCGAAGATTTGATTGCATATAATAAAACCGAAAACGAAATTTCAAACATACTCGGAATTGAACAAGTCATTTACAATGATTTGCAAGATATTATTTACGCATGTTGTACCTTAGAACCAACTATAACTACATTTGAAACAAGTTGTTTTGATGGAAAATATTTGTAATAGTAAAATTACATATAAGAATATATAATTTTATTTTGTACTGTTTACATTGCTAATGTTCTAATACCACCACCAAGAGCAGAACCTACTGAAAGTCCAATACCCATTTTGGCACTTTCACCAATGGATGGTAAGAATGTATCAAGAATACTGAAAGTAGCAGCAGCGGCAAGAGCAAGAATAATGATTTCTTCAACATTAAGTGATTTTTTTGGGATAACAATGGCAACAACAGCAATGCAAAGACCAAGAACTAAATACTTGATAATGCGTTTAACGAGTTCAGGAAAATCAATCATACCGTTCATTTTTGATGATATATAATATAATAATAAAAAAAAACGTCCTAAATAATAAAATAATAAATAATATATAATAGATTGAAAACACTTAAATAATATACTATAGTATTGTTTATAAAATGTCTGGTTTTGAAAGAAAAATACTTGAAAACGGTCAACCAAATCCTAAATATATCGATTTATGTGATGAAGATCAACCAATCGCAGGACAAAAATTTGCATGTATGTCATTTATTTCACCTGAAAAAGTGCTAAAAAAGAGAGAAGTCTTCTTATTTGACCAATTTGTTAAACAATGGGATTTCACTAAATCATTGACTAAATTCAACGATTTTTTACATTTTATTTCCTATAAATACAATCTAAGTATTGAAGATGTATTAAATGACTTGAATGAATTTTCAAAAGAAGAAGAAAGTAAACTAAAAGAAGGTTCCATCGAAGATGATTACAAGAATTTTTTAGATAAAAACGAAGATAGATTAAACGAAAAATTCAATCGTGAAAATTCATTTCAAACATCCGTGCGAGGATTAAAGGTTCGTGGTGTTTTCCCAACCCAAGAAGAAGCCGAAATGAAATGTAAAAAACTACGTGAATATGACCCTAATCACGACATTTTTGTAGGACCAGTTGGTGTTTGGATACCTTGGGATCCAGATGCTTACAAGACAGGAAGAATTGAATTTATGGAAGATGAATTAAATCAATTACATCAAGAAAAGATGAAAAATGAAGAAAAAGCAAAACAAGAATTCGAGCGTCGTGTAAAAGAAACAAAGAAAAAAGCAATTGAAGATAATATAAAATTAGCGGAAAAATCAGGAAACGTATTAACGCAAACATTAGATGAAGAAGGTAATTTGGTTGGTGTTAAAGAAAAGATTGATTTTGAAGATCGTGAAGTAGCAGATAAAGAAAGTATGAAACTACATAATGAATTATTATTAAAAAATGTTATGGATAAGGAGGAAGAGTTGAATGCTTAGGGATAAAAATATAAATACGTAAAATATATAAAATGATAAATGTTTATATATTTAATGCATTTCTTTAATTATTTAATACAATTGTGTATAAATGTAAAGAAAATAGTACATATAATTAATACAAATGATATTGGAAGTTTTTGTAATTTTTATCATTATATTAGTAATCTCGAAAGTACAGAAAATGGCTTTATAAAAAATTTATTATATGGTTTTATTAGTTATACTGAAACATTAACACTAACACCTTATAATAAATTCAGTTATATTAAATTCATTTTAAATAATGATTTTTTTACAAAAGAAGCCAAAGAAGAATTTTTGGAAAATTTTATGAAAATACAAAATAAATATTTTATTATATTGAGAACTATTCGTAATTATAGATTGAAAAAATCAATTATACAAATAAACACAGATATATTTTTAAACCCAATTCGCATGGAAGACAAGAATGTATTTGTATTATTTCAAAATAATAAAAAATATTTATTTACAATTACAGATTTGGTAAATTTGATAAATGCGGCATTAGGAAATACTCAATACTTTTTTTCAACTCCATTGATATGTAAAAATCCATACAATAATATACCATTTAATAAAGCGGATTTATATAATATTTATTTCTTTATGAAATCTACGAATATTATTATACCTACATTATTTCATAGTTATTTCATGACCAATTTCAATTTAACCAAATTTAAAATAGAAAACGAAGATAATATTCGAGAATATGCGATTTATGATTATATGAATAATTCAAATGAAACTGTATTACGAACGAAAATAACACAAATGTTAAAAATGAATTATTATACAAATAATATAAAAATCCACAATGATTTTCCATCGTCTCGATTAATTGAAATTATGAAACCATATTTAAACATATATTTACATTGTATGTATACAACTGAAAGTAATAAAAAAATACATTATGAAACATTATTGAATAATAAATTAAAACAATTCGCAAAATATAATCCTAGATTTGGTAGGAAATTAGTAGTCCAAAATAAAAATAGTGTCAATAAACGGAAACAATATATTAATAAAATAGATGATAAACATATACCTTATAATAATATTCATGATACAAATTTTATGAATAACCATTTAATAATAATGAATGACGACGATGAAGATAGTGATAGCGAAAGCGATAATGAGAACGAAGATAATAATACGTATTATACAAGTGATGATGATATAATGGGAATGATAGGACATACCGTTGAAACTTATAGATTGGAAAATATATTTTTTTGATGTAATGTTGTATTTACATATTCACAATTATAAATATTATGGATTATGCATTCATTTTATTTAGTATTTTTTATTTTTTTATATATAATTCATAAGATACAATGCAAAATAATATAATACGTTTTTGTCAATTATGTCGTGAAATAAAAATAGATACAAAACAATTAGAATGTGACCATATAATATGTGAATTATGTTTGGAAACACAAAAATTATATACATTAGAAAAGTGTTTTTTATGTTGTTGTATCCAATGGATGTCCAAAGAAAATATATCCTAACATATTATAATGGATAATTACAATATGTTATTCAAACCATCCTTATATGCTCATATATTGAATGGTATATTTTTATTATTTGCGTTCATTTTATTATTCCAATATAGAAACAATAGAGGAGATCGTTATTACAAAATTCTAATAATATATTTATTATTTTCGATTGCAATCGGTATTCACGGATTATCTCATATTACTATGGAAACAATATATAACTATAATCCATTCTATTTTATGTAAAAAATTGAAATACTTTTTTCTTTATTTTTGGGGGGCAAACTATAAAATATTTTAAGTAAAGAGAACAAAAAACAATGGCAACCCGATACAGTGAGAGAATTAGAAAAAATGAAGAAAAAAAATATGTTGAAGTATTACGAGAACTAAGAAATATTATGGAAATATTTAAAACATATAATTATGTTCATTTGACTACTACAGAAATCGCAAAAGAAATAAAAAAAGTCTATGCAATATTATTAAAAAATATTGTATTATTTCATAAATTTTGTAGCGAAAAACAGTTAAAACAATTATTTGATGTTCTTATTAACAAAGGTTATGAAATATTACATAGTAAACAAAATAATAAATCGATTGAAAAAATAATTGGAAAACCTATTTTTAAAATGGTAAATTATATTCATAAATATTACGAGAAAATGCATCAATATAATATTTATGTAAGTCGTGTATCTGATAAACTGACCAACAAATTAAACAATGATGTTAGTAAATATATTTTTGAATACTTGACCCCGTCGAAAAATTAGAGTAAATTGAAAACAACAGAAAAATGTACAAATCCAAACAAAAAACAAAAAGGGCGAAAGCCTTTTTTAACTTACCACTTTGTTTTTTTAACATTAATGTTTTGTCCAGTCCGTTTTTTTGATTTATTCGGGTCATAAGTTTCATCTTCATCATCCGAACCCATATTTTTAGATATTTCCCAAAATTCTTTAGAACCTAATTTAAAATCTGGATGTCCTTCTGCTTTATACCAAAATATTTGGTCATTCAATTTATTCGATTTTGCATTATTATTAATAACTAAACATTCATAATTTTCAGTAGTTTGATCCATTACTGCACTGAATGATTCCATTGTAGGAAACATACTCGCATAATTTTCCCAAATACGTTTTCTGTTTGTCATATATGGTTCTCTCAAAATAAAAACATAATCAATATTCGTACGAAGATTAGGTGGAATACCAAGTGGATATTGCATTGTTATAATCAACATAATTTTCCAATGTCTTCCATTCATAAAAAGTAATCTCATCATTTTATCACGTGTCCACGATTGGTCATACAAACAATCATCTAATATTACAAATGCTCGTGGATCAATAGTAGATTTACGATATGTTTCAATTTCTTTATTCACTTGTTTTAATACGGCTTTTTGTCGTCTTAAAATGTTTTCAATTAACACTGTATTATATTCCTCATGAATAAATAATTTAGGAACGTGAGCAGCATAAAAACCATTACCTGCTTCTGTTCCGGAAATAACAGTACCAATAGGTATATCCTGATGATAAAATAATAAATCACGAACCAAATAAGATTTACCTGTATCACGTCGACCTATCATAACTATTACTGGACCTTTATTTTCATCGGGTTTGAAGGTAATTGACCTCATATCAAATTTCTTTAATTCCAAAGTCATAGGTAATTATTATATATATACTTTTTTTTTCATGATATTAAACTCAAAATGATATAATGCATAAAATAAGTTTAAAAACTATAAATTAAATATTAAAAAATACAATAGAAACAATGTCTAATTTAGAAAATGCTAAATTCAATATTCATTATCATAAAATAAATTCAATCAATTTGAAAGATTTAGAAGAAAGTTATGTGTCATCTGTAGAAGATAATGATAACAACTACAACCCATTCAAAATTAATAAAATACAAAATTATAATCCTATATACAACGATTTTTTTGAATTGAATGAAAAAAATTATAATTCAATCACTTTAAATAGTAAATATCATATTCATGATTTAAATAGTGTGTGCAATTACGAAACAAAAGAAATTATAGAAAAACCAGTGTTTATAAAATATGGACCATTACTTGACCCAATAAGATATATGATTGGTAAATATAATATAGATGATGAACGTTTACGAACATTACCAAGTATTTATACCACACATAACGAATGTTTACCAAAATTAATGGATAAAAATAATAGTACTTATGTAGACAGTTTTTTCAGTTTTTTGACAAGCATATTATTAAATAAACATAATTTTGTTCATGGATTGGATTATTTTGGTTCTTTTGTAGGAATTCAAGAAAATTTCAAAATGAATATAATAGATGATTTAGATTATTTAAAAGGTTCTACTTTCTTCAATCATAATTTAGGCAATTATTTTTCAAGTCCTATTCTTAATCAAAATGATTATAATAACTTTGGTTCTCGTGCTAATAAAAATAAACTAAATATATCGACTTCATCCAATAAATTAAATATTTCTTGTATTTCATTATGTGAAATAGATAAAGATAATAATGAAATCGAAAATAATGAAAATGTCAATGAAGTAGTCTATGAAAAAGAACTAAATAATAATACAAACTATTCTTCATCTTCTTCTACAAACTCATCGAATAACAGTATAACAAATTATAGCACAGACGATGATGAAGCCATCTGCGAACATAGTGAAGATAGCGACGAAAGTAGCGAAGAAAACGAAGAAAGTAGTGAAGAAGAAGATAGCGAAGAAAGTGAAAATAGCCACGAACATGAAGATTGTAGTCAAGATAGCGAAAATAGCGAAGATAGTGAACAAACAAATCTATTTACTTATATCAAAAATTTCCCAATTCAAATGATATGTCTTGAAAAATGCAATGGAACATTAGATGAATTATTTGAACAAAATTATATAAATGCAGAAAATGGAGTGAGTGTAATCATGCAAATTATAATGACATTAGCAACATATCAAAAAGTATTTCATTTTACACACAATGATCTTCATACAAATAATGTAATGTATATGAATACAGATAAAGAATTTTTATTTTATAAATTCAATAATAAAATATTCAAGGTTCCAACATTTGGTAAAATTTTTAAAATAATAGATTTTGGTAGGGGTATTTATAAATTTCAAGGAAAAAAATATTGTAGTGATAGTTTTGCACCTGGTGGAGATGGACATACTCAATACAATTGCGAACCTTACATGAACGAAAATAAACCCCGTATAGACCCAAATTATAGTTTTGATTTATGTCGTTTAGGTACATCTATTTTTGATTTTATTATGGATGTAGATGATAAAGAACATGAATTAGATTTTTTCCAAAAAACTATATTACGATGGTGTAAAGATGATAATGATAAAAATGTATTATATAAGAAAAACGGTGAAGAAAGATATCCTAATTTTAAATTATATAAAATGATTGCGAGAACTGTACATAATCATATTCCAGCAGAACAATTAAATAATGATTTGTTTAAAATGTATGAAGTATCGAATAATGAAATTGAAATGATTAAAGAACATCCAGATTATAATAGTTTAATGGATATAGATGTTTTACCTATTTATGCATTACCATAAAAATATAACATAAAATAAAAACAAACATAAAAAGATTTGTGTAATAATAATAACAAAAATTAATAAATGTTTTTGAATTTAAATATCTTCATATTTGTATTGTTGTATGTATCCTATTGTGTTTCATTACATAATGTAAATAATAATTATATTTCTTCTTATTCAAATAAAAAATCGAATACAGTCCAATTTTTGTCGAAATATCAATTCAATAATGATGATTATATTTTTCACGAAACATCCAAGATACATTTATATTATTTTACAAAATACAATTTTACCGAACAACCTGTTTATCCCCATTACAAAAGCTATTATTCTCCAATAAAAAATAGCATTATCCAAAATTTTGTTTTTAGTAATCCACAATTTAGAAAAGTATGTGTATCTTATTTCAAGTCCGATGACAAACAAATGTTCAAATCGGTATGGTATCCAAGTTATGATTATGATTGTCCTATTTTTTCCGTTGATTTGGTAAAAGACGTGTCCAATAATTCGTTTTGTTTTATAAATTTGGTAGAAATGTATAAAAATGTACAATATTATAATAATTATATAGCTCCTTTTGTAAAAATGAAAAAATTTTATCCAGAAATACCCAAACATAGTTCTAATTATTTATATCAATATGATAATTTTTTGAGTAAAGCAATGCTATACAGAAATATTTATGATGATAATGATTTTTCTATTACAGTGAATACCATATTACAATGTTATCTTAGTGTTTATTTAAAAAAATTCATAAAAAAACCAGTAAATAAAATATATTTACAAGAAAAACATACAGAATATAATAATTTTGTATTGAATAAAGAAATGACATTTTTTACGAAATATTTTGGAGATGATTGTATTTTACACATGAATAAAGGATCTCACGGTTTATAACATATATTGTTGTTTGAATTCGCTTGGAACCATAATTGGTATATTATGTTCCCTTGCATATTTAATTTTATTAGAAATATCTTCTTTACTTTTTACAATCAATACTAATGTTTCTTTGCGCATAGTATCATCCAAAGTGGCGCCATTTTTCACTAGGAAATCAATAATTTCTTTGTCTCTTATTTTGGACATTACTATTTTTTTTCCATACAATATATTATTTTTATCTATTTTTTTATCTATTTGTAACTGTTCTTCTTTTTGTAACGTGATTTTATTTTCTATTTTTTCATTTAATTTACTTTCTAATTTACATTGACGTAAAAATTCCATAAATAAAGGAATATTTTTTACGAAACTATCCGCATTTTCAACACCAATTCCTTTTATACTTTTCAATTTATCTATTTTTTGTTGATATGTTTCTGAAGAAGTCAATATATTTGGGTAAGTATCTAAAATAGGTTTTATTTTACGTTCTCCCAAACCACGTCCCAACATATTCGACGCTACCATAATATCCAATAAAGAAGCACATGATACTTTATTTTTAATTCCATTGTATATTTTTTCAATCATTTTTTCTTTGAAACCTTCTACTTTTTCAAAATCGTTTTTATTCATTTGTAATATTTTTGACACACTATCAAAGCCAGCATTCATTAATCGCTTTACATTTCCACTGGACAACCCATCGACTTCTAACCCAACAAAGAATGCAGTAATATTCTTTTCTATAACAGTTCTGTCTTCCATAACATTTTCAATAACAATATCTACTTTTGTATCAGTCCATTTATAAGGAACCAATGGCATTTTTGGATTTTCTGCTGGAGTAGTAACGGATTTAATATGTGGAATTACATCTCCACTTCTTATAATTTGAATAACTGCACCAATTCCTATTTTATTATCTTCAATAAATTTTCCATTAAAACCAGTAGCATATTCGATAGTAACGCCAGTTAAATTCACTGGTTCAATTCTCACACGTGGTTTTAAATAACCATCTTTACTGGGTGTCCATATAACATCTACCACTTTTACTTCCGCCATTTGATCCGATAAAACCATTTTGAATGCAAATGCATGTTCTGGATTACCTGAATTTCTCCGATATATTTTATCATCATTTACAATAATACCATCAATTTCATATTCATAATTTTTACGCCAATGTACCAATATGTTGGATAAAATATCATTTGAAATTTCACTAATTATTTTATTTTTTACAACTTCGTGTTTCAATTGTTTCAAAAATTCCATTTGTTCACTTGGAATCAAATTCGGTTTTATAACTTCATAAGTTACAAAATGAAGATCTTTTGCTTTTGTATCAATGGTTTTTGAATTGATAATACCTGAAACTAAATTTCTGGCATTGGAAAATTCATATTTGTATTTTGATATAAAAATATCTTTGGGTATTATAAATTCACCACGAATTACTATATTTTTTTCTTTCGGTAAATTTAATACAGTTAATAAATGACTTATATCTTGTCCAACTTTTCCATCACCACGAGTGTATAATTTGGGTTCATTTCCTTCTGTTGTATACAACCCACTTACACCATCTAATTTACACGAAATTATATATTCTCCATTATATGTTTTCATCCATTTTTGTAATTCATTAGAATCAGGTTTTATTTTATCCATAGAAGGCATTTCAAAAGGTAATTTGACTTTATTTTTACCTATTGGAGCTCCGATTTCTTGGATGGTTTGATTTTTCGGGAATTTTCGTTCAGTGAATTCTTTTATAATATCATATTCATTATCGGTAACTAACGATTTCGATTGATTAAAATAATAATCACATAGAACTGTTATCAATTGAGATAATTGTTCTTCCTTTAATGTATCCAAATAAGTAATTCCAATTGTTTTGAAGCGCTGAAGATTTAAATCCAACCACTGAAGTTCTGTATCCATGTTGTAATATATGACAAATATATTACAACATATAATATAATAATACAATCAATTTTTTGTTACATAAATCTATTTATTTTGTAATGCAGAAACTTGTTTCTTCAATGTTTGAATTTCTTTTACTAATAATGCAATTAAACCACTGTAGTTAAGTGATTGATATTGTGCACCATCTTTATCTCCATTCACTAAATAAGGATATACAGATTGAACTTCATGTGCTAAGAAACCCATTTCATTACTATTTCTTAATGTATTGAAATAACTTACTGGACGCAAATTGTCAACAGTATAATTATCACCTAAATTAGCAACATTATTTTTAACACGATAATCTGATGTAGTACTGAAAATCAAACCAAATGCATTTGTTAAATTGACGTTTCCGGTAATACCCATACCACCAGTTACAACTAATGCACCAGTTGTAGTATTAATAGAAGGTGTATTTGCAGTTATGACAATATTACCATTTATAGTACTATCTTTTCCGACGGACAATTTAGAATTGAAAGAAACATCATTACTAACAAATAATTTAGAGTTCATTGAAACATCGTTAGTAACAAGTAATTTATTATTCATTACTATATCACTATTTGTGGTAACATTACCTGTAATAACTACCGAACCACCAAGAGTAGTTCTATCTTTCACATATAAACGGTTATTGAATGAAACGTCATTCAAAACAAATAATCTACTTCCCATACTTACATCCGATGTAACAAGTAATCCAGAATTCATTTGAACATTTCCTGCAACTGTCAATGTAGAACCAACGTTAAGATTACCACTATGTGTAAAATCACGCATTACTGTCAAACTACCATTTATTCTTCCATTACCACCAACAGATAAATTATTATTTGCAGATACATCTCCAAGTGAATATAACGAATTCGATGTAGAAATATTACCTTGAACATTCAAACGAGTTCCCATGGTAACATCACCTACCAAATTGGATCTTCCATTAACATAGAGTTTACCCCAGAAAGATGCATCACTTGCAAGATATAAACGTGAATTCAATGAGGCATCTCCTGTAAGAATAACATTACCATCAATTGTAGCTGTTTTTTTAACATATAATTCAGAATTCAAAGATACATCTCCCATGACAATTTGTTCTCCATTTACAAAAACATTTCCATTGAGAGAAGCATCCCCAAGTAAATAAAACTGTCCGCCCATACTTACATCATTTAAAACATTTAATCTGGAATTCATGGATACGTTACCAACTACATTCAATTTAGAATTCATGGAAACATCTCCAGCAACATTTAAAGATGAGTTCATAGAAACATCACCAGTTTGGACTTGTTTTCCCAATATAGTAACATTTCCTTTCATGGCAGCATCTCCTGATAAAAATAATCTAGTTTCCATACTTACATCACCAGTAACAAACAATTTCGATTTCATTACTACACTATTTCCAACTGCTAATCTTCCATTCATAGAAACATCACCATTTTGAACAAGTGCACCAGCAACATATACATTACCATTCAAAGAACTATCACTTCCAACGGATAATTTAGTATTCATGGAGACATCATTTCCTACAATCAATTTACCATTCATAGAAACATCTCTACCAATCGAAGTATTTCCACCAATTATCATATTACCGTTTAATTTACCATTACCAGCAACAGATAATGATGAATTAACACTAGCATCTCCGGTTAATAATAAATTATTATTAAAAATACAATTACTCAATACATATAATCGTGAATTCATAGAAACATCCCCGCCAATAATTGCTCTACTACCTACAAATAAACGATTGTTCATAGAAACATCATTGAGAACATTCAATAAATTCAATGTAGTATTACCAACTACATTCAAACCTGTAATTATATTTGCAGTTCCACCTACTGCTAAATTACTATTCATAGAAACATCGTTTATATTATTGGTTCTCCCAGTAATAACAACATTTCCTGTAAAATTAGAAGAACCACCAACATTCAAACGAGAATTCAATGCTACATCACTCACTACATTCATTTTGGAATTAAATGAAACATCGCCATTGACGAACAAACGATTATTCATGGAAACATCACCATTTTGGGTTGATTTATTTGTAATATAGACACTTCCAATAAAAGAAGCATCACTACCTACAAACAATTTATTATTCATAGAAACATCTCCGACAACAAACAATTTGGCGTTCATGGAAACATCTCTTCCTACAAATAATTTATTATTCATAGAAACATCTCCATTTTTTATACTTCTACCGTTAGTAAAAGAATTACCATTCATGGAAACGTCACCAACTACGTATAATTTGGAATTCATAGAAACATCACCACCAACATTCAATTTGGAATTCATAGAAACATCACCACCAACATTCAATTTGGAATTCATAGAAACATCACCATTCAATGTACTTCTGTTACGAACATTCAAATTACCATTCAATGAAATATCTTTACCAAGATTAATAATACCATTTAATGAAATATCTCCAGATACAATTAAAGAACCAGCTAATAATGAATTACCAGCTACATATAAACGACTATTTAAAGAAACATCGCCATTCAATAATGTTCCAGCACCAATATATAAGTTTGCATTAAAAGAAGCATCTCTATTAATAAATAATCGTGAAGCAACAGCAGCATCTTTTGTTACATAAAATGCACCAGAAAAACTGGCATCTCCTGTTAAAAATAATCGTTTGTCTAATGAACTGTCACCTAAAACAGAAAAATTAGATTGGACTTGAACATCTGTAGTAAATATATTAGTAGTAGAAGTAACATAGATAGCCCTATTGATTTTTGTAACATTTACTATTGGAGTATCATTTACAGAAGATGGAATGTTAATATTCGGAACTTTTGCTTGAGTATTTTGCCAAGTATTAAACAT